GAGTCGGTCCGCGCGGTCCGTCAGGGCGAGGTGATTTCCGAACGGGACTACACCGTGGCCGACGGGTATGTCGAGTTGAACATTCCCAAGATCGACGGGTACGAGATCATCGAGTTGTCGCTGAAATGACGCACTGACTCGAAATCTCACCACGGACTAACGGCCAATACGGGTGTCCGATTGTCTCTGAGCCCTTGTCTCACAAGGGTTCAGAGACATTGAATGTGGCTGCAAGGGTGCGGGAGTTCCCTTGATTCCTTTGCACCATGGAACGCAGGAGGCCGCCAGCCTTGTTGGCTGGCGGCCTCTTGTACGATTCGTAGCGGGGCATGGATTTGAACCATGTTCCTCTGGCAACATGGTGTGCCAGAGGAACATGGTTCAAATCCATTCAGCCCGATTATCGGCGTTTATTCTAGCGGCGTAGCGGTTTCGGTGGTGCGATGGTGAACCATGAGCATGAAGCGAACGCCACCGCCGGCGTCATGGGCGGACGACATCAACGACTGGCTTGAATCCCTGAAGGCGGCGGGTCTCAGCGAAGAGACCATACGCTGCCGCCGATGCAAGATGACCAAGGCCGCGCGAGACCTGGCGAAGACGCCCCAGCAGGTGACAGGCGACGACCTGGTGCACTGGATGGCCTCGCAGAACTGGAAGCCCGAGAGCCGCAAGGGCTACCCGCAACACCGTGCACGGCTTCTTCGCCTGGATGCGCACGACGGGCCGCCGTGCCGACGATCCCAGCGACGAACTGCCCAAGATCAGACGGCCGAAGCCCAAGCCGCGCCCATGCCCCGACCGGTACATCATCGCCGCGCTGCATAAGGCGACGCCATTGGAGCGTGTCATGCTGCGCTTGGCCGCCGAATGCGGCCTGCGGCGCGCCGAGATAGCCAAGGTCAACAGCCGCGACGTGATGGACGACCTCGTGGGCAAATCACTGATAATCACCGGCAAGGGCGACAAGCAGCGCATCGTGCCCCTGCCCGACGACCTAGCAGAGACCATCGAGCAATGTGGCGGGTGGCTGCTTCCCGGAAGATGGTGCGGCCACGTCGAACAGTCGTATGTGAACCGGCATATTTCCCGTCTGCTGCCGGACGGGTGGGGCTGCCATTCATTGCGTCACCGGTACGCCACGAAGACGTATGAGCAGACGCATGACCTGTTTCTGGTCGCGCGTCTGCTCGGTCACGCCTCGGTGGAGACCACGCAGATTTACGTGGCCATGCCCGACAGCAGGCTTCGCAGCGCGATGGATGCTGTCAGGCTGGCCGTATGATCCGGGGTTTATGGTTCAGCGTTTCAGGTAGTTGGTGGTGCCGGCCGGGCCTAGGGCAATGTAACGGTGTTGGCCGCTTGATGCTCCGATGTAGCGGCCCCAGTCGTAGCCGTCCGCTCGTGTGGTCCAGCCGTCGAGGTTGACGGTCTGACCGGCAGAATACTGGGCCACGATCTGTGCGCTGGTGCTGGGCTGGGTGCGTACATTGAGCTTGGCCACGTTGATGCGCCATGTGCCCGCGATGCCGTTGGATGGTGTGGTAGCCGTGGCGGTCTTGGGTCGTAGGTAGCCGAGCAGTCCGTTCTTGGTGATGCTTGCCTGGTGTGTGGAGCCGGGGTTCTGGGTCAGGCATAGGAGGCTGCTGCCCTGGTCGGCGATGACGATGGCCACGTGCGTGTACGGGGTGGCGGGGGCGTTGCCCCAGAATGCGACATCGCCCTTGCGCGGAGTGGTGCCGGCGGGGAGTCGGTCGAACCTGTCGCGCAATGCGGGCTGCTGGTCCCATGTGCTGGTGTAGACGCTGCCGGCGTATCCGTTGACGGTGTTGGTCGCCGACTGCGGGACGCCGGCCACGTCTTGCGCGTACCGGCTCCACAGATCCCAGCACTGGCCGCCGTAGGCCCCGTCGACGTCAACGGTCCTGCCGTTGTAGGTCTGGATGAATTGGTCGATTGTCATTGTCATGGTTGTTTTCCTTTCAGATGAGCGTGAGCAGGAACAGTGCGATGGCCATGCCGAATACGACGGCCACGATGGTGAGGAAGAGGATCGCTCCGATGGCGAGCAGCCAGTCGGTGGCGGTGTTCAACGGCGATGGTCGCTGCCATGCATGAACAGCATGACGACCGTTATGCCGACGATCCACAGGATTGCGGTGGCGAGGATCATGACTTGCCGTCTTCACCGTTCGGGTCCTTCCGGCTGCGGAACAGCCGCAACAGGGGGCTGTCGGCGATTTCGGGGTTGATCTCGCCGAGGTTCTCCAATATGGAGCTGATTTCGGTGACGGCGATGTACACGGCTGCCGGCACGATCAGCGGCAGCGTGAATCCCAGGTCGATCCATGCCTGGGCGCGTTCCACGATTTCGGCCAACACCATGACGAGGATCAGCCCGCTCTTGTGCCAGAGGCCGAGTCGCATTTTCTCGCTGCTGATGTCGTGTTGCATGGCGGCCTTCATCAGGCCGGTCAGATAATCCAATACGATCAATACGCCCACGACGCACAGGGCGGAGATTTCAGTCTGTTGCATGTCAGGTTCTTTTCTCGTTAGTTGGTTTTGTATGGGATGCCCGCTACGCGGCCCCAGCAGCGTGTTGGGTTGATCCATGGGCTGGTCTCGTCGCCTTTATCGAACTGGATCGTGATTTTTGTGCTAGTCGGCTTGCCCTGGGTATCGATTATCGGGTTGATATAGATGACTCCCGGATATTGGCGATACCTGAACGGGATTCCTCCGTAGGCGATTCCGTAGGTCTCCACTATCTCCGGGATGAACAGCAGGCTGGGAAACTGGCCGTATGGTGTCTGCGCCTGCGCGCTGGCTCCGCGGACAGCGAGAGTGAGATAGGAACGTCGGTCTGCTGTATTGGGAGGATATACAGGGTTCGGCTTGAGTACGCCGAAGTTGAACCACAGGTCGAATGAGTTCGGACCGTAGACGGCGGTGATGTTTTTATCCGCGTAATCCTCTATCAGCCAATTCGTTCTGATTTCCGCGATCTGGTTCGTCGGGATGTCGGACTGGCCCGTATACCATTTCCACGCCTCCTCGTAGTACTGGACTCGACAGTGCGCGGTCGCCCGAATGGTGGACGTGTCACCGTTGATCTGGCCGGCTATCCAACCGCCCAGCCATTCGTATCCGTGCGGGGTCAGATGCTGTAGGTTCTCCCTGTCGGTGGAGTCGGTGCGGTAGAACTCGAAATTGTTGTAGGCGAGTATCCACAATAAGTCCATGTGACAGGCGACTGGACTCCACTGCTGGAAACCGTGAAGGATAGTTGCATATCCTCGCGTGCGGTCGCCGTTGTCGGTGCGTGAATTATCCGGGAACCAATGGCATTGCGCGTGCGGGTAATATGCGGCCAAAGCCTCCACCACCCGCTTGGTCTCGCCTTCTAGGTCGCCATCGTGGCCAGGATCGAAAATATTGTTCGTGCCGCATATCATCACGATGTGCGTTATGGTCTCGTTGTCGAAGCTGGTGTCTTCTCCGGCCTGCTTGATCTGGCCGGCCATATCGCCCATGGTCGCGCCCGATACCCCGTAACACTTCCACCAGTCCGCATGTAGACGCTGCGCGATGACGCCGGGCAGCTGCTGGTTATAGTATGCGGTCCAGCTATCGCCGAATACGAGAAGACGGATACGATTGCGACGCGTATAGACAAGATCGGCCAGGCTCTGACTGGTCAGCGACTGGCTTGATGATATGAGCGCGCTCACGGCCTCATCCTGCAATGCCTGCGCCTGGCCTCCGAACTTCTCTGCCGTGGCCGCCGCCGCTTCCGCCGCCTGCTGCGCGGCGGTGACCTTCTGTGTGATGGTGTCGGGCAGGTCGTCGATGTTGTCGTCAATCGACTGTGCCATCGCCTCGAACTGCTGCGCGGCGCTGCGTACCAGGTCGGTGCCTTCCGGGTATTTGATCCTGTGTTTCGGTGTCTCTTTCATGCTGTCAACTCCTGTTCGTTGGTTATAACGTCGATCTGGGCCAGTTCGGCCCATGTCATGGCCGGCAGCCGCTCCCACTTGCACGTCAGCGGCTTCAAATCAATCCAGCGCAACGGCGCCAGGGTCGGGTCGCGCGGCAGCGGGTGCAGGTCGAGTTCGTTGCTCCACACGGCCTCCCCATTACGGTGCCGGTAGGTGAGCGTGCCGCCTATGGGCAGCCACGCGCCAGCAGTGGCAGGCGTGCCATCCCTGGCCACCAACGGCGTGTAACGGTTATGGATGAAAGTCAACGGCAGGCCGGACCACGGGTGGAACTGCGTTGAATGCTCCACGTCGTCCACCTTGCGGGACTCGACCTTCAACGAGCGGGGCTGCAACCGGGTGCTGTTCGCGAGGATCACGGCCGCACGCCGCAACCGGTCGGAATCCGAAGGCAAGTAGACGCCGGCCGTCCAATGGTTTCCGCTGTCGTCTCGGATCACCGCGTCCGACTCCACCGAAACGCTCTTCTGCGATTCCGTGAGATTATCCGGCACCAAGCCGCGATCGGTGAACGTCAGTTCGGAATCCTCGAACCCATACGACTGCTTTTCCGCATCCCATGTGACCCGCTTGCCCTTGAGCGTGACCTGGGTGACCGGATCGGGCAAAGCCAAAGTGGTGTCGTCCACCATGACCAGCTCCGCGCGCACACTGCCTGTCACATGCCCCTGCCACGAGGTCGCCAGCGTACCGTCCGGCAGCATGGCCACATACGCGGGCGAGCCCGGCAAACCCACCGTCATCACACCCGGCACGCCGCGCCCCTGCTCGCACGCCTCGTAGACCAGAGGCCAATCGGCTGAGTTTGATGCAAGGTTACGCACAAGGGTTATCAGATCGGGATGCGAATCATCCCCATACGGGGCCAGCGCAGGCGGCAGATGCCGGCGAAGCCACGCCAGCGCCGTATCCGCAAACGGGATATTCAACGCCGCCAACCGCGACTGCAGCACGTCCAAGCGAGCCGAAGGCGACACAGGCCAGTGATAACCCGTCAGAGCTCCCGACTGCTCCGGCCCCTGCGCGGCCTGACGGTGGGCGAGCACACTCATGCCCGACGCATACAACGACACCAGCCAATCATTCCGGCCCTTGCGCTGCGTGACCTCGCCACCCACAGTGACACGACCGTAGAAAATCGTTTCGAGTCCGCTGTCCGGCACCGATGGAATCGCCGGCGGCTTCAAGTCGGCCAACTCGTCCCATGAGACGGACGAATCCACCTGCCGCCACTGGCCGGAGATATCGAACCGCTGCCACGGCACCGCGTCCGTCTTCTGCAACCACACCTTGGCACCGGCCAGATACAGCACATCACCGGCCAGGTCGCCGGTTCGGTCGCGTATCGTGACCCTGAGCACTGGCGCGTCCGGCTGGTCGCGTATCGAGTCCACGCCCCAGTCGATGGACAATGATTCAAGCGCGGCCTGGTCGTTCTCGTGCGGGGTCAGACACTCCCAGCCGTTGCCGCGATCCAAGTACAGCAATGCGAGACGGCCGCTCATGAGCGCACGTCCTTAACCGTTCTGATGCATTCGAGTATTTCCTTGCCGATCTCGTATTTGTCGCCCACGCCGGTCTGCACGGTGATGTTGTATGTGTTGCCGACCGGCTGCGTCGTGGCTGCTGCCGGTGTCTCGAATGCAAGACGGCCCATGCCGGTGTTGATTCGTTTGACTGTCTTGCGCACGTCGGTGTCGAAGCCGGTGTTCATGCCCTTGGCCAGTCCCTGCATGATGAGGCGACCGTTCTTCACGAGCAGTACCTTGTCGTAGCTGGCGGGGCCCTTGTGCTGCGCTATCCAGTCGGCGATGCCGCCGACGAAGCCGGTAACGTTGTTCCATGCGCTTTTCAGGCCGTTGAGCAGGCCGTTGATGATGGACGCGCCGGCATTCCACAGCAGGCTGCCGACGTTGCCGATGGCTCCCAGGATGCGGCCGGGCAGTCCCGCGAACCAGCTGACCACGTTGTTCCACGTGTTTGTCGCGCCTTTGGCCGCGTTGCTGAAGAACGCGCCTATGCGGCCTGGGAGTGCCTGGAAGAAGCCGATGATGTTGTTGACGCAGGTGCCGAGCCAGCTGGTGAAGTTCGACCATATGCGCCGGCCGGTCTCGGTCTGGGTGAAGAAGTAGACCAGCGCGGCCACCAGCGCGGCTATGGCGGTGATGACGAGCATGATCGGGTTCGCATTCATTACCAGATTGAACGCTGTTTGCACTCCGGTCGCGATCTTGGTTGCGGTCTGCCATACGGCTATGGCGGTCTGCCAAGCCTGGTAGGCGGCCACCGCGCCACCGACGCACACGACGAGGGCGCCCAGCCACTGGGAGTTCTGCTGCAACCATGTGCCGGCCGCCTGCAACGCATTCGCGGTGAAATCGAGAATGTCGCCGAACGTCTGTGAGGCCGTGGCCCCCGCATTCAGATTATTGGTCAGGCCGAGCGAATCGGCGGCGAACTGGACCACCGGCCCCAGTACCGCCCCCACGCCCTGAGCCAGACTGTCGAATCCGGCCTTGACGTCGCCGGCGCGTGATTTCACCGCGTCGAACACGCCGACGGCCGTGTCTCTGAGCGTGAAGAGGAAATCGACCACGGGGGAGTCCTCGCTGACGTTGAACGCCTGCGCGAACTCGCTGGTGAAATCCCCGTCCCGGACGAACGAGATGATGCCCTTGATCGCTTTGACGGCTCTGTCGGAGAATGCGGTGACCTTTTCGGCCGCCGTGCCCATCGCCGACGTGATGGTGGGCTTGATGAGATCGAACGCATCCGTGAGGCCGCCCGTCACGGCGGCTTCGAGGTTGCCCATCGCGCCTTCCATGGTCTGCGTGGATTTGGCGGCTTCCTTGGCCACGTCGCTCATGCCCAATTGCATCAGCGCCTGGTTGAACTCGTCGGCGGTGATCTGGCCGTCGGCCATCGCGTCACGGAAGTTTCCCGTATAGGCTCCGTTGCGCAGCATGGCCTCCTGGAGTTTGCCGGACGCGCCGGGGATCGCGTCGGCCAGCTGGTTCCAGTTCTCCGTGGTCAGCTTGCCCGCGCCGGCCGTCTGGGTGAGCATCATGGCCACGCTCTTGAACGTTTCCGCGTTGCCGCCCGCCACGGCGTTGAGGTTGCCGGCCGCCTGGGTCAGGCCGGTGTAGTCGCCGATGCCGTTCGAGGCGAGCTGCGCGGTGGTGTTCTGGATGGTGGAGAGGTCGTAGACGGTTTCGTCGGCGTATTGGCGTGCCGCCTTAGATGCCTTGTCTATGGCTGAGGTGTCGAGGCCGGCGAAGTTCATCGTGTTCCTGAACTTGTCGGTCGAATCGCTCATGGCCATCACGTCGGAGGTGAAGCCCTTGAGCGTGTCCCAGAGCGCGGAAACGCCCTTGAGGGCGACGCCGCCCATGAAGCTGCCGAACGCGGCCGCCTTGCCCGTCACCTTGGAGAGCGCCTTCACGGCGTCGTCCGAGTTGCCGGTGATGCGCACCGACATGATCGCGCTTCTAGCCATGGTTCACCTCCTCCATGCGTTCCATTTCCTCCATAAGCAGTTCGATGCCCGTTCCCCAGTCGAGTTCGCTGGCCTTCTGCCGCCATTCCCACGGGCTGCCGCCGAATCTGGCGGACAGGATCAGTGAGAGACGGCCCAGTGAACCGTCTGGCCAGGCGTCTATTCGGTAGGGTTTTCCGGGGTTTTCACCTCGATCTCGCCCACGGAGTCGAGCCACTGCTCGTAGGGGATTTGTGTGTTTCCGGCATATCGCTGCGCGAGATACGCCATGTAGTAGGACATCCGCAGCTTGCTGCCTTCTCCGGGAGCCCATCCCGCCTTCTGCGCGTGTTCCTCCACGCTGGTGATGACGCGGGGGGTCAGTGGCGCCTCTTCCGTGCGTCCGTCCGTATAGGTGACTTTCGCGGTGGGTTGTTTGCTCATGTCATGCTCCTTGCACTTGGTTCAATGTCTTTTTGATGAATTGCTCGTAGAGTTTGGTCCATTGCGGTTCGGTGGCGGCCACGGCGTCGTTGACGAACGAGCGTGGTTTGATGTGCCTTTTGGGCCATCCGTAGTTGATGACGCCCGCATACGGCACCGACTTGCGGCCGGCTCGGACCACGCCGGCCTTTTGCGTGGCCCCTGCTCGGATGCTGCCGGCCAGGCGTCCGCTTTTTCCGTGCGGGGCGCGGCTTCGTGCGGCCGGGGCGGCCAGTTCAGCGGCTTGGCTGTTGACCTGCTTGAGTTCCTTCATGTCCGCGCCGGCCTTGCGCATCGTGGCAACGAAACGTTTCTGGCCGACCACGTACAGGGCTTTGTCGGCCATCAGACGCTTTCGGTGGAGGGCTTGTATTCCGAGGCCTTCACATCGGTGGCGGCGAACTCGAAATCCTTCTTGTTGCGGGTCTTCACGTCGCCGCCGAACGCGATGGGTGCGATGACCACGCTCATGTTCAGCTGGAGTGCTCCCTTGGTGTTCGGGATGAATTTGGCGTGTTTCGTTTCGCCGGCATGGTTCAGGCAATACACCTGGGCCCCGCTCATGGAATAGTCCTCGCCGATGCTGCCCGACAGTTTCCACGAGGTGGTCAGCTCGCCTCCTTCCACGTGCCCGTCGAGGAAGTTGTCGGGGTCCTCGCTGGAATTGTCGGGCACGAGTTCCACGTTCGTGCAGTCCATGTCGAGCTTGTAGGTGTCGGTGTCGGAGCCGATCACGAGGCTTCCGGGGCCTAGGGTGCGGATTTTGTCTGCCATGGTTGTTTCCTTTCTAAAGGTCTGATGGGTTGATGGTCAGCTGGTATGCGGCGAGGTCGCCCACGTTGGTGATGGTGAAGGTGACCGGCCGCGCCTGGATGACGCATAGGTCGGAATCGGCGATGAGGTCGAGCGCGTCGCTGATGGGTTCGAGGCTTCTCGCCTGGGTGGCCTTGGTGCCGGCGATGAGATATACATGCCAGGTGATTTCCGGGTCGTTGCCCCACGTCGGATAGTCGATGTCCGGCCATTCGATGAGCGCCGCCACCTTGCCGGACTGAGGTCTGGCCTGCTGCGAATCGTCGGTGACTATGACGGCCATGTCCCCGAGCGTTTCCCGGAGCTTCGACGTGAGCAGTGCGCGCTGCCGGACGATCAGGCCGCTCATGTGATCACCATTCCGCCGGTGGGCACGCCGGCAGCGTTGAGCTTCTGCCAGACGCTGCGCAGTGGGTCGCTTGAGATTCTGAACGGTTCTAGGGTGCCGTCCGTCACGTTCATCACGCCGAGTCGCGCGTCCCTCATGTTGTACAGGTCCGCGGCGCATGCGGTCACGCAGTCGGCGAGTACGGTTTCCGGCACGGTGTGGCTGCCTATCGCGCCGGTCACGTATGCCTGGGCGGATGTGATGGCGCGCCGTATGCGTTCGTCGTCGCCGGCCGGCACTCCGATTTCGTCGCGCACGGCCGCCTCATAGGTCTTCCACTCGGGTTCGGCCATGATGCTCACTTGACGGATGTGGTCGAGAACTTCACGGGGATGAGGCCCAGCGGATGGGATGCGGCCACGGCGAGATAGCCGTACACCGAATAGCTCTCGGTGAGTTTGGTCGGGTCGCCGTCGCTCAACTGGGTGGGGCCGCCCGACTCCCATACGGTCACGGCCTCGGGGTCGATGAAGCACGCGGTGCCGGCCGGCGCCTTGGGAAGCATCTGCACAGGCACGCGCAGGAACTTGCCCGCGATGCCGGTAAGGTCGAAGTCGCCCAACGTGTCGGTGCCGTCGCCGCTCAGATCGAAGAAGCGGCTGCCGGTGTCCTTGAGCTTGATGAGGGCGCCCATCACGTCCTTGGAAACGCCGAGGCGGGTGAGACTCACGTTGCGGTCGTCGGCGAGTTCCGCAGCGTCCATGATGAGGGTCGCCCACTGGTCGATGGTCATGGCGTCCAACGCCGCCGGCGCGTCGATCTTGTTCGCATCCGTCGCGGCGTCACGCTGGGCGGCGATGGTGCTGTACAGGTAGTTGCGCACGGCGGTCTCGGTGGCCTTGGCGTAGGCGTTGCGCAGGGCGGAGAGCGCGGTGTTGAGCATCGGCGTGGTGCTGCGCTCGATGGTCTGGCGGCTCAGTGTGGTATAGCCGCCGTAGGTGTTGATGCCGACGCTCTTGGTGCCGAACGTGACCTTGCCGAACGGCAGGGTGTCGCCTTCCTTGGCCTGCTTGTCGGTGACCGTGGTGTCGGATGCCACCACGTTGTATTCCATGGTCATGCCCTTGGCCGGCAGCGTGTCGTGCGTCAGCAGGTTGGTGACCTTGCGGCGCATCTGGATCAGTCGCAGGTCGTCCGCGATCCAAGTCGCGGTGTTTCCGGTATCGCCGGTGACGATGAGGTCGCGGCATTCGTGCATGAGCTGCACGGCGGTTTCCTCCCCGCGATAAAGCGCCTGGAGATAGTCGCCGGCGGTGCGGTATTCGGAGCCCATCGGCTTCGGTTTCTCCGTGGCGCCGGCGTGGGCCAATGCGGCTTTGAGGCTTCGCTGCTCGTCCTTGATGCCGTCGAGCGTTTCTTCCAGTTCCTTGTCCATTCGGGTTTCCTCGCTTTCGGTAGATGGTTGGTTTCCGGTTTCGGACGTGTTTTCGTGGGGTTCGGCGCTGCGCTGGCCGGTGATTTTCGCGGCCTCGTACGCCGGCCAGCTGACCACGCTCGTTTCCAGCAGGCGCACGCGCCTGCGGTGGGTGATGCCGGCCTTGTCCACCTCGTTCTCCACCGGGATGAATCCGACCGACAACGAGTCGAGCGCCCCGTCGCGCAGCAGGGTCACGACGTCGCGGCCCTGCTGCGTGTCGCTGATTCTGGCGGTGATGTGCAGCCCGTCATCGCGGCTTTCGGCATTGGTGATGCGGCCGATGAGCTCGCCGTGCTGGTAGCACAGCTTCGCCGTGTCCACGTCGTCGAAACGGCAATCCGGGTCGAAGGTCTCGGCTCCCTCCCAGGTGTCGATGATCTGGTTGAACGGCACGGCGATGCCCTCCAATGTGCGCCCGTCGCCTTCCTCTGCCTGGCGCAGGCATACGCCTTTCAATCCGATTTCATGACGGTTCACTGGTTCACCTCTTCCGGTTGCGGCGCGTTGACGAGCGGGGGCAATGCCTCGCGTGCGCGCACCTCGTTGACTTCCATCCACCCTGATTCGAGGGCGGTCTTGTAGGCGTTGAAACGGTCGCTCATGTCGGCGCGGCGGCTTGAATCCCAGTCGAACGCGGCGGTGCGTCCGCGTGGGAGCAGACGGTTGAAGAGTTCCTCTATCTCGCCCGCATAGGCGGCCAGCGTGTAGTCGGCGAACTCGATCCAGCTTTGCTCGATGTTGCTGTAGGTGAGGTTCGAGCCGTCAACTGCGGCCAGCATGATGCTGGCCGGTATGCCGAGCAACCGGGCTATCTGCGTGGTGTCGAACTTCTGAGTCTCCAGAAACTGTAGGTCGGCGGGCTTCATGTCCAACGGCACATATTCCAGGTCGTTTCCGATGACCTTGATGTCGCCGGCCGTGCCGCTGGCCCGCCAATTCTGCTTCGCTTCCGCCGCGATGGCCTCGTTCACCTTCGACTTCGTGCGCAGGTAGCCTTTGAGATTGCTGGAGTCGGTGTAGAACTTCGTCTTGTAGTCGCGGGCCATCTGGGCGCTTTCGACCTCCTCACGGGCCGCGCCGATGGGACCGAGACCGCGCAGTCGGCCCGGAACGTTGAGGAACTTGCAGTGCACGATCTGGTCGGCCGTGTAGTCGTGTCCCAGATACGAATAGCGGAGCTTCGGCGCCGCCGGATCGCGGCCGTCGTCCGAAACGGTGACCAATGAGGGCGGCAGCACCTCGCAGGTCACGACCTCCCCGGCGTAGCGCACAAGCCGTACGAAGGCGTTGCCGTCCAAAACCATGCTGGCCACCATGTCGGCGAGGAAGTCACGGCGGGAACGGTTCACGTCGGGCTGGAGGATCAGCGAGCTCACGGTGTCCAACTTCAGACCGCCGCGCATCTCATGGATCGGCAGACCGGTTATCGCGGTCTGCAACACCTGGACACCGCGAAACACGGTGGACAGGCTCAGCGGGTCTCGCTCGATTTCGCGGCTGGGCGGCCTGATTCCCTCGGGCATGTCACCCGCATCGCTGCGGGTCAGGACATGGCCGGCGAGCTTCACGCGCTCCCAGAGACTCAATCGTTCGTTCATGCCGCCGATTATGGAAGCGGAACCACCGAACCGTCCACCACCGTGCCGCCAAGTGCCGCCAAGTACCGCCAAGTACCGCCAAACAGGCTAGTAGATCTGCAAGGGGCCGTCTTCCTCCGGCCGGTGGGCGGCTCCCCATGCGGCCAGCATGCAGGATTCCAGCGGTGATGTAAGTCCGGTCGAGCCACGTCGTGAGATACGCCAAGCGTCGCCCGACCATTTGCGGGCCGAGTTCGCCGTGCTTTCGTCCAGGTCGGCATCCGTGGCGTGGAACACGATTCTGTTGGTGAGGCCGCTCACGAAGCTTTGCCCGATGGTCAGGTAGTCGGTTGCGTCCATGTCCACGAAGTCCAGTGCTTCGTCGCCGGTATTGTCGGTGAGCCGGTGCAGCCGGTCCGACAGGTCGGACGCGGTGCCCTTGCTGTCGATCACCACCGGCGCGTGGTATTTGCCGCACAGGCGGCTTATCTCCTCGGGGGCGTGGCCGGTGCCGTCCAGGATTTCGAGCAGTTGCGCGGTTATGGTGCCGTCGTCGTTGCAGATGCCGGCGGATATGCTCGTGTGGGTGCCGTCAACGTCAACGGCGACTGCGAACACGACAGGCCGGCCGTCAAGTTGCGAGGGCTCGAGTGGGGCAACGGCCGTGGTCGCCCAGGTGTCGGCGTCTATGATGCGTTCGGCCAGGCCCACGTCACGCCGGTTGCCGAACGCTCGGGCCCAGCCGGATGGGTTGTTGCTCCACTGTTCGCGGAAGTCCTGGAGCTTGTCGCGGTTCCAGAGCAGGCCGGCGGCCGGATGATAGCGCATTATCAGGTCCAGATTCTCGGGGTCGGCGTCGGGCGGCAGTCCGAAATCGAACCAGCAGGTACGGCGTGACTGGCTGCCGGCCCTGCATTCGTCCAGGCGTTTGTTGAAGAACGTGCTTTCTGCGGTGCCCTCGGTGCTGGTGATCCACAGTTGGGGCTGTACGCCGGTGGCCTGCAAACGGGTCACGGTCGTGGGAAGGAAGCCGTCGAGTATGGCGTTGCCGGTTTCCTCGCTGAGACTGAACGCCTCATCGAGGGTGATCTTGTCGCCCTGTACGCCGTGGCCGGCGACTCGGGTAACCGATTTCGGCATGATGACGGAACCGTTGACGAACGTCTGGCTGAGGTTGCCCATGCCGCGGTAGGGTTTCAAGGCGATCGCCCCCAGTGGGCATTCCGGCGCGTGCAGTTTTTCCAGGTATTTGCGGAAGTGGTCGCCGGCGTCCTTGCCGGTCTGCGCGAGGTAGTAGATGTAACGGCCCGGCCCCCATTGGGCGTTGCGGGTGTCTGTGGCGTCCACGAGCGTTGACTTTCCGCACTGGCGCGGCGTCGAGAGTATCACCGTGTCATAAAAGTATGTTCCGGTTTCCGGGTCGATTTCGCCGGCCACGTCCGCCACATACTGCTGCCAAGGAAGTAGCGGGGTTCCGAGCATGGCCGCAAACCGGCCCACCTTGCCGCCGTCCGTGCCCCGCTCGGGGTTCCGCGCGGTGCCTCCCCTCATGGGAATCACGCCTTGGCCTCCTGCAACAGCATGGCCAGCTCGTCGTCAAGCTTGACCCGTTCCGGGTAGATGACCTGCAAGCGATCAAGATTGCTGGCGAAGCTGTCGAAGAGCGTGCTCGCGTTCTTGCCCTTCAGCAGATACGAGTCGATGTTGTGGGAGATGGCGATGAGCAGAGCAGCGAGCGTGTCCGCTATCGTGGTCACCTGCTTGTCCCTGAAGAACTCCGTGAGATTCTGACGGGTTTTCTTTTCCATGAATCCCTGAAAATTGCCTATCTCATCGAATCCTTCGAATGCTTCCTGCAATGCCATTCATTCACCTCTTTTCGTTGCAATTCCGCCGTTTTCCAAAAAATTTTTTTCTGATACGAGAGAAGAAAAAAGTGGGCGCGGGGTCTTGGTCGGCCACGTCGTCTTAAAAAACGCGGCTACCATACCGGCCTCGCCGCGACCTTCGCCGCGTCCGCTCTCAACCCGAGCTGCACGAGCCTCGCGCGCCTCCGCGACTGCCGGCTGTCGATCAGCGCCTGTGACAGATGCAGCGCATACCACTGGCGCACACGACGCCGCGCCTCCTCGCCGGCCGCGCGCTCCCACTCCACCTCGAAGCCCGGGTCAAGCACATGGATGTCATAATCGAGCGCCACCCACTCATCGAGCATGCGAGGGTGACGGCGACTGTTGGGCATCGTACGCGTCAGCCACACATCCACGGGCTCCTGACTCACCGCGAACTGACGGTAGGCACCGCTCCACGCCATCGCGACGGCACGACGCTCACCCACACTGGGCTCGGTCAGACCCATCGCACGGGCAAGACCGGTGAAGCTCACCACGGGATCACCCGGCTGCTTGTGCGCATCGATGTAATCCATGGCCTCGCGGTCACAGCTGCCAGGCGGCACGATCACCATGTGCAATCGTGCGCCGTAACCGTACAGCACACGGTCCTGCCTGGATGCGTTGCAATGCTTGCACGCCCTACGAATATTGGGCACCGTGTCCATACCTCCATGCGAGTAAGGCACGATATGATCGTCCTCGGCGCCGACATGGGTGCAGCCTGGCAGTTCCAGCCAGCAGTCATTGCCCCACGTCTCGATGACCTCGCGGCGCACCAGCGGGTCTATCACCTGCCTACGCATCACGGCCATCCTTCCTGGACGCAACCCAACGATCCAAATCAGCCACCTCGTACAGACACGGGCTGTTGATGGCATCACCGGCCTTGAACCACTCCGGCCCGGTGCCGGCCGACCTCATGCGCTCCATCTGACGTTGCGACCGGTGCAGGTATTTGGCCGCCTGCGCGGTAGTGAGCTTCGCTCTCGGATTCATCCAACCCCCTAGAACAGATTCAACCGCGACTGCACACCACCGTCAGCCGGCACCGTTTCGCCGGCCCTGCGCCGGAACACGCTTACCTGGCCTTGAGCCCACAAATCGAACTGGCGCGCGTCCAACGTCCAATCCCTGCCGACGCGCCGCACTCCCATCGCCGGCCAATCCGCGCCCAACGCGGCCAGATCCGTTCCCCTGCCCAGACGCAGGATCTGAAGCACGCGATGCGAGTCAGGCAGGCCGGTGTGCTGCTCATCGGCCAGCGAAGTGATTGCGAGGCGGAACGTGTCAAGCAGCAAGGCCGCGTCATGCGGGCTCGTCCACACGCTCAACGCCTCGGCCAGAGAAGGCTTCGTGCGGACGGCCATCATTCCACCATCCAAGCCCACGAGCCCGTCCACTTCGCCAACGCCTGCAACGCCTCGCGCGCATCCCAGCAACGCATGCCATAGCGTCGAATCTTCGAGACCGGCACATTGGCCAGCGTCATCATCCGGTAGGCCTGATTGTCGTCTATGCGCCCGTTCCTGCGAACCAATCCGCTCCACCGTGCCACCTGCTCGATGGTCACCAGAAACGATTCCGTGGTCTTCCTCGCCCGGATGAACTCGTTCAGCTTCGGAAGCAGCCTGATTCCCGCGTCCTTAAGTGTGATGTTCTCGAACGTTGCTCTGCTCATAATCTGTAATCCCCTTATCGTTTTCATGTCCCTTTTGGGAGTGAGGCTGGAGAGGTCAAGACCCGAAGATTCTCGGCCGAGACGCGCAACACGTAATCTCGGCCGAGAATCCTCAAGTGGGTCTCGCTTTCGGTCGGTCGGCCGTCGATTGCAAGAGCAGGCCGAAGCCTGCCGGGAATGGTCCCCAGATCCAGCCCCACACAATCGCGTGGTATTGCTGCCCGATTCCGCCTTTACCAGCGGCTGGATAGGGTCGGTGGCAACCTCTTAGTCTCGCTAATACCGCAGTTGCAATGCGGCTGACTTCGCGCCACCACAGCGCGCCTAGGTATGCCTAGCCCTAGCCATACGGGGCATCAACGGCATTACATTCTCGATGGCCCGAATAGCGTCGGGCACGCATACGAACGCCTAGAGGCGTCTAAAGATACCTAGAACTACTCGGGCCCGTCCGGCAATACGGCCAGACAGCCGATGAGCCCGCGAACCTCCTCGGGCGTGAACACATAGACCTTCGACCTGAAGTCCCTGCGCCGCGTATGGGGCGTGATGCACACCATCAGACAACCATTGGCCGTCCTGGCCGACTGAAACCTGTAGCCCATATCACTCATGGCCAAACCTCCCGCCGATACGCTCCGGCACATCCGCCAGCACCATGCCCGCACACAGGCACGTCACACCCAGCAGTGCCCAGAAACCCATCACCGCGAACACCAAGCCCACGAACACCGCACAGAACGTGAGAACGCATTTATACAACCCGTGCATGCTTCGCCTCCCTGATAACCCTGGCGAACTCGCGGTTGATACGCACCATGTCACCCATCGACATGCCACCAACCGCGAAATAATCACCATCCACACTGAAACGAATACCGAACTCATACGGACTCCCCGCATCACCGGTCAGCCTAAACTCCGCATTGAAACGGTTGCTGCTCGATTCCGGGTCAAACACCGACATTGTCAGCCCTTTCCAAAGCCTCATCGATCACTTTCCGCCAAGCCAGAAGGTCGGCGCGGGAAACCCGCATGCTCAGACCGACACCCGGACCGAAATAATCCGGGAAATCAGCCAAGCAACCCCTGCCGTCGCTGGAATCGGCCACAACAATCTGCAACTCCTGACTCATCGCCCCACCTCCATTGGTGCCTCTGCTTTGCAAGCAGAGGGTTTACGTTTAGGTTCCTTCCCCCGCCGTAGGCTTGAAAAGGAAGAACCAAGCCACATGACGAAACGACAAAGGAAGGAAGAATCATGGGAGTTGATGTGATAGCCTCTCTTGCTTTCGCCGGTATTTCCGCCGTCGGCGCCGGTATCGCCGCCGTAGCTGCGGTAATAAGCAATAAGAAAGCGCAAGGATCCAATGACATTGCCGAGCAGGCGCTCGGGAAGAGCGACAAAGCGAACGAGTTGAGCGAACGCGCGAACCAAATCGCACAGGAGGCGCTCGAAGTCAGCAGGAGCCAGTACCTCAGAGAGACGACTCACGAGGTCGTCGATTGGGCACTCGAGATTGACGACGCAGGAGTGTTCGCCCTGTCCAATATCGGCGCCGACTCTGCCCATAATGTGGTTGTGGTCATTACGGGTGTTCCCGAGGAAGGATGCGAGTCCGCAAAATGGAGACTCAACGAGTCTCGGAGGATACAGGACGACGTTCCGGCCGGCGGCCAAGTCATTGTCGATACGCCGCAAATACGCGATGTAATCGAGCAGGCTAGGGCAACTTTCCTCTTCGTTCCTGGCGTTTACGATCACATGGCGCACATGGACGTTGAGGCCACGATCTATTGGGAAAACTCCGTAGGTGTCCTCTCTACGAAGGTCATTCAACGTCATTTCGACTAGAATCTGCGCTGGAGTCATTTAGAACCTCATTATGCGATCCTCGCGCATGATGCGAGACTGATAGGCCAGCTGGGACTCGAACTCGGCAAGACCATCTGGCAGAAGCTCCGAGAAAACACCGTCAATCCGTTCACTGTCGCCTTCTTCTCGGCAGCAGGAAACTACGTACTCGGAGTAGTAACCGGCCAATACCAGCTGCCTTGGTAATAGACGCCCGTTTCCTATCCTCGGCCATGGCGAGCTCCATGGCTTTCCCATAGAGCACATCTGAAAACCGGTTATAAGCCTGTTGCACAAGAGCCCTGCTGTCCTCGCACTTCACGAGGCTGAGTAACAGGCTCTTGAATTGCTGCACCATCTTGATAGAAGCCCGTACCTCGTCAAGGGACATGACTTCGAGCTCTTTCGTCGCTTTCAGTTCAGGCACAGCGCCATACCAAAGTCTCCGGAAAGATTCAACACCGTGATTATTAAGCTCGGCCATCACGCCACCTCCAAAGGCTTCGCATAATTAGAACGGCCAGTCAGGTAGTCGAGACTCACATCGAAGAAATCAGCAATACGAACAAGGTCGCGCGAAGTGTAATTAGCGCGGCCATGGAGCTTTGCGTTAAGAAGCTGGAACGACAGTCCGATTTCTGAGGCAAGGGAACGTTGGGTAATGTGCTGTTGCCTCATTAGCTCTCTCAATCTGTCCGATATGACACCAGACGTACAGACTAAAACCATGTGTTACTTTCTACAGCCAAAATACTGTTGTCTCAAATAAGACACGCCGTATAAAAGTAAAATGACGTTGTATTATGTAACTATGACAGCAACAATGAGCATGCCGCAGGCAAAGATAAATGCGCAAGATATTGTCGCCGCCAACGTGAATCTGATGATCACGGCGCGACACCTTCAGAAGAAAGACTTAGCCAATGCGCTGGGTCTTGCCCCTCAAACGATTGCGCGTAAGCTGCGCAGTGAAATCACGTGGACAATCAACGAGACGCAGGCCGCAGCCGACTTCTTGAATACAGATGTGGCTACGTTGCTTAACCCTGATTTATCATCCGCAGAACTCCGTGGGGACAACAAAAAACCTCGGGGCGGATTAACCACTCCGAGGTTGTTCGTCAAGGATCTTTATCGATCCTCGTTGGTAGCGGGGCATGGATTTGAACCATGGACCTCTGGGTTATGAGCCCAGCGAGCTACCGAGCTGCTCCACCCCGCGTCGGCACGTCCTGTATTTGGACAGCTCGCTCAACAATACCCGACTAATCAGGAGTGTCAAGATTCTCGGGCGTGTCGGCCATGGGATGGGGCACGGCTCAGGCGGCCGGCTGGCCGGGCACTGACCTGACGGTGACCGTGCTCAACGCGCTTGGCCTGTTGGTCGGCGCGTTCATCGGCGCGTCCACGGCCAAGGCCAAGCTCACGGCCTGATATGCGAAATATTTCGCCCGGTGGATTCGGTGGAATATTTCGCGCCCCGGACAAACAACCCCCGCCCAAGATCGCGGACCATGCGCATGGCGTGGATGCCGCGACTTGGGCGGGGCTTTCGTCGTTTCAGACCGTCAGAAGCCGTTGTTCCTTCCTGCGTTCGGCGATCTTCTCGGCGAGCCATGTGTTGACCACGGCGTTGCGGCTGACCGCCAGCTCGTCCGCTTCGGCGTCGAGGCTTTCGACCATCCAGTCGGGCAGGGTGAGGTTGACCTTGCGGGTCTTGGTCTTTGCGGGGCGGATGACGCGGGGCTTCGTCATGTCGAAGTACCGGCGCATGTCGTCGCCGCGTTCGAAGGCCTCGTCGATGTCCGAGGCCTTGACTTCCTCAATCGTCCTTGTGCTGCTCATAGGTGTCCTCCTCGTAGTCGCGTGAGCGCCGCACCGAGATGATGCGGACGATGTCCTTGTGTTCTCCCCGGTAGGTGACGATGGCCGTCCAGTGCTTGCCGTCGATGACGCCGAGCTCAAGGTAGCGGGCGTCGTCGCTGCGCGGGTCGGCGTCGAATTCAAGCACGACGTCGTCCCACATGCGTTGGGCTTGCTCGAAGTCGATGCCGTGCTTGGCGAGGTGCTTCGCGCTTTTGGCCGGGTCATACTCGAATTCCAC